ATTTTATTTTCTTCATACTCTATTTTTTTTATAACCCGTTTTTCTACAAGTTGCTTTAACAATCGTATGATTGTTGTTTTGTCTAAACCCGTCCATTCTATCAAATATTGCAAAGACCCCTTAAATGTGCTTTGCCCGTCTTGGCTAAAACCGTGTATAAGGGCAAAAATAAGTAATTCATTGCCTTTCAACTTTAAAACGGTTATCATGGGCGACAAAATGGTTACATAATTACTACTTCTTACAAACATCGTTTTTTAAATTTCCGGACATTCATTTAGCAAATTTTCTTTACTGCCTTTTTTTGCCGTTTTAGGGAGATTTGTCCGCTTGTGTATAACTGTCTCTTTTTTCTTTTTTGTGGCCTTGTTGGGCTTCTTTGATGCCTCTACGCTCTTTTTTGGTCGCCCCCGCTTTATCGCTGTTTTTTTCTGCGATTCTGTTTCCTCTTTTTGCTCTTTGGGAGCTTTCTTTAAAAGATCTGCTAACGTTAACGATGTTATATTCTTTGTCAAGTCCGTAGACGTGTCTAAGGTTATAATACCGGAAACATGCGTAAAAACATTATCTTTCTTGCTGTCCTCTATTGTTGCTAATTCAAGCAAGGCAGATATTTTTTTTGCGTTTGGGCTTTCTGTTTGATCTTTGAGGTTGTAAGAGGGGGATTTCTTCCAATCTTTGGGACTAAAATTAAAGACCCTATCAATCTGCATGTTAGGGTAATTGTAATTCCAAAGTTCTTTATACATGTGTAATTGTATCTCCGCATCTTCATAAAAGCCCTTTTTGCTGCTTTTAAAGTCTATAATTGCGGTTATACGCTCTTTTTTGCCAATGCTCGATAACATTGTACAAGGGCAATCAATCATGCCGGCATATTTATAGAGTGGGTGAACTAACGCTATTTCTATCGCCAACGGTCGAACATCATAATCTAATACGAATTGCGCAAAAGATAAAACATCTTTCTTTAACTCATCGGCATTGTAAATAAAATCATCGGGCAATCTATTTGCCTCTATATATGCTTTTAACTTGTCTTTTAAATCGTCTAAGTTATAAGAGCTGTTTATTAACAGTTCTTCAAATGCGCTGTGCATAAACGACCCATAAGAGGCACGTTCGCTTTTATATCTTTCCGCTTCTTCTATACCCTTAGATGTGATCCAATTAATTAAGAACTTAGATTTTGGCAACGTTTGCGATAATATAGTCGTAACTGACGGGTAAAACTCCGGAATGCCAAAATCATTGTATTTGTAATAATATCTATGCCCACAACTGTTTAACTGCCAAATACTATATGGCTGCTTAACTAACTTGTTGGAAATAAACATTGCTGTCATTTCCTCTGACGTTATATTAGGCAATATTTCAACGGGTAATTTATCGGATATCTTCTCCATACTATTTGTCTTTTAAATCTTTTACACCCAATGCGACCATTATACCACATATAAATGCAAAAAATAACTGTGAAATGTTCCAAAAAGAACCGATTAAACAAACAATTCCCAACAAGCCAAATACAAGAATTATCGTTTTTGCAAACGTTTCATTTGTCATCATAACCAAAAAGATAATTAGGTGTACAATCACACATTTTACAAATAACTATTACCCATTCGGGCAAAATTCGTTTTGTTTTCCCATTACATAAACTTGTCATGTTTACTTGCTGGGTGGCGGTACTCACACCCGGGAATAACCGGGCGGCAATATCCTTTTTAAGGACTTTTTTCCCATTCGCTGCCGAAAGGGCAATTGCTTCGTTTACTTTTAACTGCATAATTATAATTATTTAATAAAACCACAATTTTTACACGTTTTTTCTTCCCATAAAGTAGCATATTCAAAGGCCGACAAATAACCGTCTCCGCCTATATTTTTATAATCTCCGTCGGTTATTTCCATTTCTCCGCCACATATAGGGCAATCTCCATGTCCAAAGAGAACCAGATCAAAAAAAGCGTATATATCATCTTCATTTACATTTAGAATACCAACTGTTTTAAGTATATTTATTATTTCCGATTTAAGGACAACTCTACTAAGACAGTCGTAAACACTTTCGCCGTAATTGTCCGGGCAATCCTCTACCATTCTCTGTTGTATTAGTGCACAAACTATTTGTTCTTCAACAATGGCTATTTCTTTGTTTGCCCTTTGGACTAAATACTGTAATTGTTCGTTTTTTTTCAGTTTCATAATGATTCGCACTATCCCTGTGCGTAGGCTTAACGTTGCAAATATATGTATATTATTTTTATTACCAAAATATTTTCTTTGTTTTTTTTATTTTTTTACTATGGAGAAATATTTTTAATATATTTATTCCTATATTTGTGCATCTTAATGGCACATTTCTTGCCATTACATAAAATATCCGTCGGCTTTACCTCTTTTCCTGACGGATATTTTTTTTATTCCTCAAACAACGTTTTAGGACGTTCGTCCGGCAAATATTTTCCCACTTTACTTAACACAAGTCTTAACGCCTCTCTATATGTAACATCGTTATTTTTATAATTCATAAAACATTCATACGCCTTTGGGTGTAATTTTAAAAGTGTTTCAAATCTTGAAATATTTTCTATGTGCGCCCCAAATCCACAAAACATACACCCTGTTTGATGTACACCCGCTACATTATATATAGGGCTATAAGAGATATTAAAACGATGTATGTATTCCCAAATATCTGTTTCTCTCCAAATACTTAATGGGAAACTTGCCAATCTTCCGGAAAAAGAATTACACCCACCCCGGCGCAAATATTGGCCAGTTCTTAACTTACTTTCTTCTGTCATTATGCCTAATAATGGCACTTCACCTGTTTCTCTCTCGTATTTATAAAACGGCCGTTTTTTTAAACAATAACAACACTTTTCTGAAATATCAAAGTTTTCCCTTATAAGAAACTGCCAACGATTAGATATTTTGCCGCATTTACCAAATAAACGTTTCTCCACGACTTTTTGACTTTTAGTGTGTTTAGACTCTCTTATACATTGTGATTGTTCTTTACTAATCAATGGGAAACCGTATTTATTCAAAACGTCTTTTACCCTTAAATGCGGGCGTATAATCACTACATTTTCCGTTTGTCTTACAAAACGTATATTTTCCGGCCATTCATTACCAGTATTACAAAATACCCCTTTTATGTCTTTATCGACAAAACGCCGCGCAATATCAAGTAAAACCGTCGAATCTTTACCACCGGAAAAAGACACATAGGGAATTTTCCCCGTTTTTGCTATGAATGATTCTATTGTTCTCCTCTATTGTCATTTCTTTTACATTTCATTCGTTCAGAATAAACAATGTTCTTAACATTAATTGCAATTAAATCGCACATATTGCCGAATGATTCGGAGAACTCATCATCATTAAATGAGTCAATTATTTGCACGATGTTATTCGTAGTTTTGACAACCTTTTTCACGTCGTGTAATAGTGCCAACTCTGCGCTATCATCGGCACGGGTTAAAATAGATTGCAAATCTGTCGCCGCGCTTTGTAAAAGATCTGCATATATAGTTAAAAATGTACATAAATCTGTCGCTTTATTTATATCTTCTTTCGATAAAGAATCAAATAGGCTTTTTACGGCGACTTCCCGCCGTTCTTCGTAAATTTGAGATAAAGAATTTATCTTCTTCATTACCTCAACGGCCTTAGTATAATCTCTCTTTGAAAGATACATATTATATTTTTCTCGTAATTTCTTTATTTCGTTCATAACTATACTTCTTTTGTCAATTGTTTTATTAAATTCTTAATACCCCTACCGTCATTTACTGTTTTACCAGTAAACCACCCTGTATATGGATATAAAAGAACAACACTACCCTTATATTCAAACTTTAACGTTGAAATATTTACCCTTTCTACCATAAACCCTAATTTAGATAAAACATTTATTGCATACTTTACCCTATCTTCTTGTAGAAGATCTCTTAAATAATCCATTATACGATATTTATTAAGTTAGCTTTTTTAAAACATCTGTACTCGATCTTTTCTGTGTCAAAATATACCTGTATAGTATTATTTTTCTTTCTGTTGTCGTTTTTTGTTTCCGGCAACAAATCATCTCTCAATGTCCCGAACGCTTCTCTAATAGAACCGTCTACTTTTTGAAAGTAAAATTTTACGATTCTTGCTTTTAATGCTCGATGTAACTTTATATTTGCCCATGCGCATTTTAATGCTTTTGATAAGTCATAACCATTTTGTCTAACAAATTGCCACGCCAAAATCATTACCTCTTTTAATGCACTACGTTTTTCGGTACTCATAACTCTTTTCTTTTTTATTCCCGGGAAACCGCCCGGTCGATCATCTTTGATATTGCAAATATAAGCACTTTATTTTAATTACCAAAACTTTTAACTATTTTTTTGCGTTAAATCCCCAAAAAAGAAAAAATAAGGCCGAAGTAAAAAATACATCGGCCGTTAATAACAATCTTTTTACCTACTTTTTTATTTGTATATATTCAACACCCATTATTTTAGTGTGCGGATTTTTACTAACAACATCTATTTCTTTGTTCTTTATTTTCTTTGTTTTCCACAAGAAGCCTAAAAACCTTTTATATTTTACCGTTTCTGTTATTAGCAAACTATCTCTACTTACACATTCGCCTATAAATTGCCCGTCAGAAGTGGCACAACCGTGTAATTCAAACCAGTTATTTACAACATCGATACACCGCAAAACAATTGTATCGCCCGGCAAAAAAATAATACTATCGCGTATATTTGTTTGCAGATCTACTATTGTTTGCATTTGTGAAGTTGTTATCGCTTGCAAATCTCGATTCTTCGTTTGCAATGTCTTTATTAACGCCATATCATTTGCCCGATACTTTTTTAACTCCGATAATTTAAGCTCTAATACACCCACTTTAACGGCGTTAAGACTATCACGCGTCTTATATTGCTTAACATCTTGTAAAAGTATCTCTGTATTTTGGCGATAACTATCCCTATCTGCCGATATATTATTTATTCGTCTTTGTTGAACGCTTATAATGGCGGTAAGAACAGCTATAATGGACAATATAATTATATACTTTTTCATGGCTCTGTTGTTGTATCTCTATAAACTAATTGAGACATGCCCGCCGTTGTTGTAAGAGTTAAATTATATTCTCCGCTATCTATAACTGTTTTACCGTTTACTTCTGTTTCATTTATCTCCAAATGCCCGAATGTAATAACAAAGCCACTTATATACACTTTGGGCACGTTGTGCAACGGATCTTTATTTAAATCGGAAATAAAATTGTCTATCTCCGTTTGAGGATTAGTAACTTTCTTTACTTGTTCTTCGTTATCCTCGACAGAAATAACAAATACTTCCTCATTTGAAGTGATTAAATCTTCCAACAATGGTACGATGCTTAATCCTACTTGTATACCTTGACTTTCTACGTATTTCTTTAAATACTCTCGTTGTTCTGTCTTTGTCATTTTAATATATTTTTGATTGTTAAATAATGAATATTCGCTATTTTCCTACGCCCTACTTCGCTCATTATAAAACGGCAATCCTTTTCGGTGTCCATAAAGAAATTTTCAGACAAAACGGCGGGCATTTTAGTATTGCGTAATATATAGAAATTGCTCTCTTTGTCTGGGTCGCCGTCCGTCATATCCTTTCTTATCTTCCAACCGTTAAATTCTTTCTCCGCAAAGCTATACAACATTGTGGCTATTTCATCGGCTTTCGTTTGGCCGGGCGTTGTATAACATTCCCAGCCAGTACCGCCGCCGGCATTTGCATGTATGCTAAATAAAACACATTCGCCGACACTATCACATATATTATTTGCTCTAATACATCGTTCTTGTAGCGTTATATCTTCCAATTCCGGTACTAAAACATGATATTTTATATTGTCAGCATCTAACATTTCAGAAATGCGTTTAACAATATCCCTGTTAAACTCGTATTCAAATAATTGCGAACCGTCGCACCAAATTGGCGAACGTTTCCCCGGTGTTTCTTTACCGTGCCCGTTGTCAAGTATTATTATCATTTTCTTTTTCCTCGTATTTTTTTACTATTTCATTTAATTGTGGCGAAAATGCTTTTGTTATTTCAAATCTTATTAGATGATATATTATCCTAAACGACTTATTTTTAGGATAAATGGCTATCAAATTTCTAAATGAATTTGAAAGATAAACATACATATAAATATATGTTATAGACTTAACAATTACAACCGCTATTTCTTTATCTCCACAAAGATACATCACATTATACACGACTTGAATTATCATTATATACAATAATAATTCAATCAACGCATTACTAAACTTTTTGAAAGTAAAATTTTTACACCTTTTTATAGTTATATTGTCCGCTCTCATGCCGCAAAAAATATTGAAAGCAAACAATATAACTAACGACAATAAAAACCCCTTTGTAGGGGCGAGTAGTCCCATAATAGAACTACCCACCGAAACAAATAATAATCTTATATTTTCTATGTCTATCTTATTCATTTTACAACTGTTTTACACTTATTTGTATAGTACTATCTATCGATCCACTACCATAAGCGACATATATACTACTACTACTACTACTAACAAATCCGGCACGACGAGAAAAGCAGCATCACGATAGCGATAAAAACAAATATCGTTACCGCTATCATCGCCGGAATCCTGTCATCTTTCATACCACCTCTATTTCTATGGTTTCTCCGCCCGATTGGGCTGCCTTGCACAGGGCGACGAGCTTCTCTTCGTAGGGCGTGGAATTGATGACTTTCCCTTTCTCCTTGTTCTCTCCTACGAGAATACACCCCGCCGAATCCTCGGCCGAGTTACCCCGGTGGATTAATACACCCTCGAACTGCGGCACATCGAGCAGTCGCGGAAGGTCGCGTCCGAACTTAGGCGACCGGTTCACGATGACCCGGTACGTTCCCTCGGGTATAGCAGTCTCCCCCGGCACCTTTACCTCGCCGCCCGCAAGGTCGCGCACCCGATCTTCGAGCGTATCGCAAAACCTCGCACCGTCCACATACAGCGTGCCTATCGTATAGGCTTCTCCCTTGAATCGTCTTTTTAGTAGTAATCTCATTTTTCTTCCTCCTTGTTTTTATCGGTAAATTCTTCGTTTATCTCCTCGCCGTGTTCCCGTTCTACGCGCTCGACGATGCGCTGCACGTTTTCGGGCAGGGCGCGTTTGAACTCGAAGCGTATCACGTGGTAGATGATGCGCAGGGCCTTGTTGGTGGGGTAAGCGTGTATGAGGTTGCGGAAGGCATTCTGCACGTAGACGTACATGAAGACGTAGGTGAGCGATTTCATCACGATAAGGGCGGCGCTGTCATATCCGCAATTCAGCATAATCGAGTAAATCGTTTCCGAGATAATCAAATAAAGTAATAATTCGGCCAACGCATTTTTGAACTTCTTGAAAGAGAAGTTACGACACCGCACTACCGATACTCCATCTGCCCTCATGCCGGCCCACACGTTGAAGGCGAACATGATAACAAGGGCAAATACGAAACCTTTCGTCGGCGTCAAGAACGCCAGCACGGGGCTGAGGGCCGACACGGCGATGATGCGCCATTGTTCCCAGTTGAATATTTTGTCCATAACTCTATATTTTATTTTCCGGGTAAAAAAGTCCATCCTACCGAAAATCCGAAATCCCGTTCCCAGCCCCAGCCGTAATCGGCATCCGGATTGATCAGTCCTGTATTGTAATCACTCCGGTAAGATTCGCTTGCCAAAGCCCAGTAAAAAGAGTTCCCGTTCTTCACAAGATAATACGGGTATATATTTCCTCCCTCATTTCCGGTATAGGGAACGGCAACAGATATATCTCCCAAACCCGATTGCACGGCTGTTTTCGATGCAACGACGATATATCTCGACTGTACGGGCAACCATGCATTACCATATCCAACGGTATCCGTCTGAGAAACAATTTCTTCATATAATCCTTCTGCATCGGAAAGGAACTGTTTGTTATTATCCAATGGCTTATCAAAGAACAAAACCCGATTAAACAACGTTGTCGAACTTCCTCTTGTATTTATCATCCGATACACAATATCAGGACCGTACACGTCATACACATGGTCATGACCGCTTGTATAAGAAGACTTCGTAAAAGAAGACATATAGGCATACCTATCACCTGCCCCCAAAGGACTATTTACCTTCGAATAAATGCCAATACTATCCGGGCTGCCGTTATCCGGAAGCACATAGGCATAACGGGAACCGTTATAATATCTCATCGATGTATTATTCACCTCATACGCCTGATTGATTGTGTATTCGCTATCGGAAAGGTTTCTCCCATGTAATTTGCTGTCGGAAGTCGATGCCAGATAGTAATTCCCTGACATCGAAGTATTCTGTACAATCCACATATATCTGTTATTGTGCGTAATATCTTCCAATTTTACAAGCTGGTTATTGCCATATTCTCCCGATATATCTGCTTTCATGGTTCCTTTTATCGCAGAGTAAGGCGGACACCAATTATCCGGATAAAGAATCCTTTGCCCGATAATTGCATTCACCTCTTTCGCTGTTGCTATTTTCCCCATAACTACATTCAATGATTTGTACGCTTATCCATATTATTCAGCTTGGTCATTACCTCCGATAACTTTTTTTCCAGAAAACCTATTTTCAAAAGGAGTAAAGACGTGTAGTCCAACGACAAAAAACCGTTTTTGTCTTCCGACACCAATTCCGGAAATTTTTCCCGTACTTCTTGGGCGATAAATCCGAATGCATGCCGCTCTGTACCGGCCATGTCAAACTCTTTCAGGGAAAGGTCCCCTGCCATTTCAAGCCGATTGTCATTCCTGCATATTTCCCGGATATTCTTTTTAATCCTTATATCCGAAGATTGATAAAAACCTTTGGAGCTAATATCTTTATTACAATATAGTACATCGTCCGAAACATACAAGGTTGCACTCGTATCAGTCTGTTTATCAACCCATACAAGGTTTCCGTCAAATTCCAATTTGCCTGTATCTACGGCATCGGACATTGTTATCCGCATACCGTTGCCGCCAACACCGGCAGTTATATCTATTGCCGGAAAATTCGAACAATTCGATTTTATGGTTATTGCTGAATCTTCTGAATCTATCAAATTCATCAATGCCATTGTACCGGAAGCCTTCGGGAACTTTATCCATCGTTTTTTATCCGTACCTTCGTCATACATCAGCCGCAGGTTGTAATCGCTCGTGTCCCCGTTCGCATGGAAGTCGATATAACACCCCGCCTCCATGCCCCCGTCTGTCCCTATAAGCGGCACATGCCCGCTGGGAGAACCCGAAGACGATGTAAACAGTCCGTAATTCCCTAATTTATTCGCGTTATCCGCCGTGCCTGCCAATGTTCCGGTAATCGTCCCGAAACAAATGTTGCCGACATAGGTGCTTTCTTTATAAACGTCTTCGGGAATAGCCGATACAATCGAAACGGTATAACTCGTTATGGCGCTGCTGTCGGTCGTGCCGCCCTCGCCCATGAACACAAACGCCGGGTAATCGTTTCCCGCATTGCTTTCGAAATAAGCGTCGAATGTGCTGCCACCCGTCCGTACCAGCTTCACCCGGTTGTACATTTGAGTGTTGGTAGAAAACAGGCAATAGGGGTTCATACCTTTTTCCGTGTTCGTGTCGTAAGTCCAGTTCACCATATAATCGGCGTACCCCATGAGAGGCGATTCGATGCCGAATCGCACGATTCCTTTTTCAGGGCCTCGCTTCAAAGTCATGAATTTATAATACCGCCCATGTGCCGAGGTCCGCGAGTATTGGAGCCGTGTTTTTGTTACAGGGGTTCTTGTTTTGGAATCTACGACGGCATCTAATATTGTTACGGGATAAATTGTCTTCCCGTTCTCTTTGAGTTTTTTACTTCGAGCCATATATAAAAAGGATTAAAAAGAGGGGTTGACCCCTCTTTTGTTAAATGGTAACTTCCGGATACTCCGTTACATCGTTTACGGCTTCCGATTTCAAGTAAGTACTGTGAATTATATTATTTTCTTGGTCGCAAACTGCTTGGTCTGCTAATGCAGCATTGGCAGCCACTTCTGCGGCGGTTACCGTAACCGTTCCATCTGCGGCAACCCTTATATGATTTCCGCTCTTCACGAGTCCGGCTTTCGATGCCGTTGCCACAACAGGCAAATCCGCTTTCTTGGAGTAAGTGTTTACAATATTGTCGCCATTCTCGTCGTTTTCGGCATTATCTGATGTTAACGACCGATTTACCGTTATTATCCCGTCAGACCCTATGGAGACAAACGCTCCGCCACTCTTTATACCGCCCAAAATCGAAGCCGTTGCCACTGGAAGTGTATATTTATTTGCCCCTACTTCGATGCCGTCCAATTTTGTTTTATCCTCTTTACTCATTAAGCCGTCTTGAAACGTTGAAACATTACGCAAAAATATTAATTGCCTTGCTTGGTTTTGAATCGATAAGTCTTTATAATTGACGACAACCCTATATCTATTTCTGTTTATACCGTCAAATATAAACTCTACACTATCGCCGGCCTCTGTTTTACATACAGAAACGGGCGATAAAAATTCGTTTACTTCCGATGATCCATTAACAGAGTTATAGGCAAAAATAAACGCCGTTTTATTTATAAGATCGTCTATAATTGCCTCGAAATCGGTTGTTATGACATCATCTATACTTATCTTAGAAATTGTATCATTGCTAAACTCAACGCGCAAAAAGAATACCGGTAAATATTCGACGTTCCAAATATCTTTAAGGTGGGCAATTTTATTGTCAATTGATATTTTAGACCAACTTCCATTATACACCAATGCGGCCAACTCATTATCATTAACTTGTAGACCGCCAAAATTTGCATAAGTACCTTTAACACTGGCTAAATAAAAAACATTTGAATCGCCAACTATTGGATTATTAGTTGTTGTTGCACCGCCCTTAAATAAATACCCACCGTCTTGTAACAATGATACCATTTGTAGCAAGGTATCTTGCATTATTTGACCGGTTATTTCTTGGTTGTTGTTTGGTTTTATATCCGATATTATCTTATTTCGGATATTAGAATAATTTGCCATAAGGTTAAATTTTTATTAGTAAAATTCCTCGTTAAAGTCGTTATTATAATCGCGTTTTAATAAGCCCAAATACCCGCATTTCTTCATTACGGTTGAAGTTGTGAAGCTCGCTTCTACACTTGCTAAGTCTCCTTGATCTTCCCATTTTGGGTTTATTTGAAAAGTATCGGCGCTATAAGTATTGCCGTACTTATCTTTTATCATAACTATATCGCTTAACTGGGCAATTCTCAACACGTCGCACGTTGCCTCATCTGCCAAAATATTAAACTTGTATGTTTTATAGCTTAACAGTTTTTCGGGGAAGAAAAAACCGTCCCTTTCCTCTCCCTCATCTTCAAATGTATATTCGGGCTTCCCCAACTCGGTTATAAAATACATAGTGTTTTTATAATCGGATTTATATACTATTGCCCCGGCTGGGAATATAAAATCGCTCGTGTCATACCATTGTAGGCACAAATAAGGCGATAAATCTTTGATAGGAACAATTATATCCGAATACCATACATTTACACCGTCGGAAAAGGTTAAATAACATTGGAATTCTGGTAAATATAAATTTATATTTCCCCCGTTATATAAAAGAATATCATAGCCATAGTCCGGAAACGGATAAACATCTATGTTTAATGATATTCCTTTTACTAACCTACCGGTAAACGGGTTCATCACACGTATATTAAAATATTTTGAATCTGTGTGAGATCTTATTATCTGAAACGGTAATAAACTGTTTGCAGATACGAATATAGGGTAGACATTTTCATAAGCATAGCTACGCCTATTCATTTGCTCATTTATATTTCTATAAAAGGCGATAGGACTTAAATTATTATTCGGTATCATATTTTAAAGTCGTTTCCGCCATTCGGCTTGTTAAAGATATAGATATTTTTTTTATTACGCCCAACCCTAAGCCGGTTTTTACAAATCCATAAATATTTGGATCATCTTCCCCAGCCGGAAAGGTTATTTCTTGATTTTTATTTTTCGCAACCATTTTCGCTTCTGTCAACTTGTTGTTTATTCTAAGCCTTTTTGCCGGCATATTATACACCCAATATTTAGGTTGTAAATCAACAAAAGCCAAATATCCATTTTGTAAAAAATATCTCGCATTATTTGCCGATAATTCTACAAAGGGTAATTCATACGCACCGTCTACAAATAACCCCGTTACATACGCTCTCATATTACCATTTTGAATACGGAATACTAACTCTTTTATATCGGTGGGTATTGTCATTTTTATTCTTTGCGCTCCGCCGTTCATTTGAAAGCCGGTTATATTTACAATTGTGTTGTCATTTTTTACGCCCGATATATACCCTGTGCCATTTGTGCCGGTAGAGGTAAATTGCAATGTAGCACTTCGACCGTAATACCGTGTATCTATATCATAACCCCGGGAAGAACTTACAAAACTCCCGGAAGCACTCGCCGAAGTACCTCCAAAACCCGGATATTGTTCGCTATCATCTTCTAACAAAGCATTTGCACCGATTGCCGCCATTGCGCAAAAACCGTCTTCGCTAATGCCCGAGGATTTCAACAACATATAATCGACATCGGTAGTTATGTTTGATATATTTTTTTCTTCTATTTTCCCTTTCTTAACATAATTACTTACAATTTCAATTGGTAGCCCCGTAAATGATTCTCTCACCTCATCTGCCCATGAAAATTGGTATTTTTGCGGCATATCTTCTTTACTGAAAGAATATTTGTTCTTTTGATAATCCCATGTTAGATTATTTCTTGTTACTACTCGTTTGTTCAGATTTATTGCCGGTATATCTTCGGGTGCATCATAAGAGCCGCCATTCTCGAAGAATGAAATATATTCTATCTTAAATTTATTGTCCTCAATATACCAATAACATTGAAATACATTCTTTAAAAAGTCTGTCAAAGTCCGTAATGTTACCGTTGCCTTTGTTGCAGGTTGCGTGTATTCTCCGGCGGTTATATTTGTTTTTTGAGTGAGATATAAATAAAACTTATCTCCACTTATAGGATTCTTATCACCATATAAGAATTGGCTATATTCTTTACTCGCTTTATGCGTTATATTTGGGGAAATTTCTTTTAACAACACGTTTATACATGATGCAAAAGAGTAAGCGTTCCGCAAAGTATAATACTTGCGCCCGTCTTTCTCTAACTCATTATCGGCAAGGAAGTATGAGAACCAAATCGACCAATAATCGTTCCATGTGCTTTGGACAACTGGATAAAATGCCATACTTCCGGGAAAATAAGGCTTCATGTAATATTTCCCTAAACTGGTTTTACCATATTGCGTTGGATCATCTGAAAACATTGTAGAAATAGAAATGACTTTTATACTATACGGAAAAACACGTGTATAATTTCGCGTATCGGCAGCCACATCTATTTGTTCAATCGGATAAGTTGTACCCCCCCGATAATTTTCTACATCTAACAAATAACGCGCCCATATACCACGTATAAAACTCGTATAATAATAATTACCCTCTCCCATTGTGCCGGTACGATCTCGCAATTCGGCTACTTGTGGCGGCACAACGACACTACCAACCGCCATACCGCTTATTGTTTGCGCTTCCATTGCCAAATATTGCACACCTGTATAAAGTGTAAAATAATAAGTAACTAACAACTTATAATCGGGGTTATCATTCGCGTATAATGTGCCCTCAAAAATAATTCTTATATATTCGCCGTCAGACGATATTCGGGAAGATAAACTACCTGCATAAACGCCCGTAACGTTATAAGTTGCACCGGGCGCAATCGTTAAAGTTACTTGACTAACCGCTATTTGAGGGTAAAAATGATAAAGTGTATATAATGCGTGTGGATCGACCGTAACATTTGCATCGCTTTCAAACGAAGCCCCGCCACCTACAAAATTATTAATTTTTTCGTCACACTCTTTGTATATCTGCAATATAGGACGTTTAGCGATTGATATACTATCCATATCCGGCAACAACTCTATAAGGTTGTATTCTGAATCCATTTCATTTATTATGTCGTCGTAATCATCATAAGACGACATTTTTACTTCTATGGTTTTATCATCTTCACTTATAGTGCAATCCGTTCGCATAAACTTATATTTGTGGTATTCTTCGTAAGTCATACCCCAATCGTTAGACTTTTCAATATACAACTTATAGATTGTATCAAAAGGAGCGGACATAATTAAGTCGTAATCATCTCTAAAAAAGAACATAGTACCGGATAAAGAGACCCGGAAAAATTGCTCTCCCGATTCTTTTTCATAATCAACCGATAAATCATCTTTGTAGGACGGATATACCTGTGTTTTTTCTCCGTTATCCTCTGTTTGTATATAAAACTTATATATTGGTGTCATCTTCTTTTTATTATGCGTTTATGATTTCCGTTTATTATAACCGTATTGCCGTTTCCGTCTATATATCTCTTTGATTCATTTTGCTTTCGTATGGCTCTTATATCTTTGCCCATTTCGTCCAAATTGGGTGTATTGTCTATTTGAACATTTACACCGTCCATATTATAAGAGTTTAAATACTTATGCGCAAAAGTACCATTATTAAAAGACTTAATCACATCGGGGATATAACGCCTAAATCGGCGGGAATTTCGCTTGTTTATAACGGCAAAAAATTCTCCGCCCTCTGCCCGTCGGCGTGTTCCGTCCGGCTTTGTCCCTAAGTCTATATCATTCCCCGATTGATGAGAACCACCCGACAATAACTCTACCGTTCCCTCGCCGTATGTTTCTTGCTGTTTTGCTAATTGTGCGGCTTTTATTTTTGAAGCGGCAAACGATGCCCACATTATGGCAATAGCGGGTATAGCTGCGGGGAATCCTACCTGCGACCAAATTAACGCCGTAGATGCGACAAGATTTCCCATTTCTTGCACTGTTTGTATTGCTTGCTGTTGCTTTAATGCCTTTTGTTGTTCTTGTAACGCTTTTTGTTGGTTTCTTTTGGCTAATTCTAATTCTTTTTGCGCATTCTGAACATTATTAGCGTAACCCTTATCTCGTGCAGCAATTTCGGCGTTTAATACTTGTTGGGCACTTTCAACCTCTTTATCTGCCCTTTCGAGATTTTGATTTGCGATTTCTACCCGTCTTTCTGCAAAAGCGGTTAATTGCTCCATTGCAAAACTTATAGATTCGTTTATCGCTTCTTTTTGCTCATCATCGAGATTTAAACCGAACAAGTCGTATATATCACCCGGTTGCTCGGTCTCTTTTATTTTTTGGTCTACTGCCTGTATCTGTGTTTCTATTTCTTTTACCTGCTCGGTCGTGAATGAATTACTATATTGTTTTTGTAAAGCTAACGTTTTTTCTAACCGTTCTTTTTCCGCTTTTAATTTAAGCAGGGTTTTTCTTTTTTCGGTCGTATCAAGCAAATCTATTTCGGCTTCTGCTTGCTGTTGTTTCTGCAATAAAACATTTAGCCTATTTTGATCGAAATTAGTTGTTGTATCGGCTGATTGTTTATCGAATCCTGCCGATATTATACCCGCATCTTGTCGTTCACTTTCCGGTAAAGCGGCATTTTGCCTTAAAGCAATATCTTTATTTACTTGTATTAATTGTAATTGTAAGTTTTTTTCTTCTTCGCTGCCTGTTTTAACGGCTGCCAATCTTAATTCAAGACCTCTTTTTTGCGCCTCTAACAGTTTCAACTGTCTTTCTTCCTCTATTTTTAAAAGTTTATTTGTTTGTTGTTGTTCAAGGGCTTTAATGGTATCATTTATAGCCTCTTTATCGGCTTTTGTTAAATTCTTTTCAGTAGCTAATTGGTGCTTTAAATCTTCTATCTGTCTTGTATATTGATTTTGTGTTTGTTTTCTACGCTTCTCCCATTCGTCTTTTTCCAATGATAATTGCTCATCTTCCATTTTACGACGTATCGACAATGTACGTTTGTATATATTTTCAACGTCTTTATCGTTTGTATCTGTATCGCTCCCACTTCCAGTACTACCGCCTGTATCTCCATTATTATTATTTGTTGTAGACGTATCGGCATTACCCACGACCACCGGGATAGTTATAGGCTTTAATTTTTTATCAATGTCATTATAACGTTCTTGAAATATTTCGGCTGTTTCTTGGGCTGTGTCTGTAATGAAATTCACAACGTCATTGCCAAATCTATTAAGAGCGTCATTTAACCCGCTAAAATCCAAAGTAAACAAAGCAATTAAAGCATCTCCTACATCTCTCAATGTCTGAAACGCCAACTTTGCAATATTCATTTGCATATTATATATAGTCTGAAATGCCCCGATAAGAGACATTACAACCGTTCTAACCTCGACACTACCATTATACCACTCTACGACAGCATTATATATCCCAATTATTTTATTTAAAAGGTTTGTTAACGTGTCATTTACAAACACTTTTACTTTTGTTGTTAGTGTTTCAAATCCGCCGCCCGTTTGGTCAAAAATAGCCGCAATGGTATTATCTAATTGTACTTGACTTTGTAGTAATTCTTCTTGAAGTGCGCCCAGTTCTCCGGTAGACTTTTTTACCTCATCTAAATTTAACTCTATATCTTTAAGTGTACGTAAATATTGCAATCCCGCATCTTCTCCCGGGCCACCGAATATATCCGCAATAGCTGTACCAACAGCCGATGCCGAAGACGGCAACTCATTTAACCGCATTGATACTTCTTGCATTATGTCAAATGTCGTTTTTGCGCCCGTTTGTAATTCTTCTTGAACTTTATCGGACGATATACCAATTCCCTCTAATGCTTCGGCCGTTGCTGTTGTCATTTCTCGCAATCGTATATTGGCTTCTTTTATCGCGTCTACACCTTTGTCGGAGAAAATACCCATTTTGTTTGTTTGGGCGACTATCGCAATAAATTGATCGGCTGATATTCCGGCCTCTTTGAAATATGCCGGGTATTCTTTCAACGAATCTAAAAACTCGCCGTTTGCATCTCCCCCAGCAATAAAACCGTCTTGTATTAACTTTAAAGCATTATCGGCAGATATACCGAATTGTTGCGCGACAGCATTTGCGGCAATTAATGTTTCTTTAAAATCTACATTAAAAGTTTCCGATATTGCTTGCACTTGGTTTCTATACGCTTTTAAATCATCTCCTTGCTTTTGCGTAAATTGCTGCGTTAATCGTGTTGCCTCAACAAGACCGGAATTATAATCGTACCAAAATTTAAACGCTGTACCAGCGGCAGCAATACCGGCGATCGCTAAAAACACCGGATTAGACATTAAAGAAAGTAGAGTTTTCCCTAATGCCTTTGCGCCGTCTGCCATTGCTTGAAATACGGCCTTACTTTGCTCGCCCCCTTTCCCTAATGATAAAAGGCTTTCCCCAAACGCATTATTTAAACCTAAACTTTCTTTTAATCTATCTCCATAATTGATTATAGCGTCGGAAACTTCGGAATAATTACCAACATTTAACTGGCTTTTCCCGGTTTCTTGCTGTAATCGGTTCATTTCTTGATATAATTCTTTCGTCTTACTTATTAATCCCTCTTGTGCTTCTGCCGCTTCCCTTTCGGCTTTCGTCATGTTGTTAATATAAATCTTATTCAACGAATATTGCGCCGAAAGTCTGTTATAACTGCCCTCTGCTGATTGATTTATCTTTACCAACAACTTATTTATTTGGTTGGCTTCCTGTTTTGCGATATTTAATTCCGATATTCTTTTTGCGTTTTCACTTTCCGCAAAGGCCAATTCTTTTTGCGCCCGGACTAACCTGTCGGCATCATCGGCGGCTTTCTTTGTTGCCTTACGCCCCTCTTCTGTTGCCCCCGATACCCTTTGCAAAATAGATGCTAATTGTACAGCTTCATTTTTTATATTTTGCAAAGCATTGGTGTAAGAATCGGAAAGCGTATCTAATTGCTTTATCAAATCCGTAATAGAATTATCCGGACTTATCAAATCACTGTATTTTATAGGATTGTTATTTACCATAACTTTAATTCGTTTATTCGTTTGTTTTATGTCCGCTATTTCGTTTTTGTCTCTTTGGGTATATCCAACATCGCAAAAAGAATAAAAGTGCCGCAAATCGGCTTATTTTGCCTTTTTCTGCATTTGCATTTTCCGCGCCGTCTCTTTAATATACTCAAATGCGTTATAATACTCTAAAACATTAAAATCTTTCGGATTCACGTGTAAATTTTGCGATAACAACAAACACATATTTTCAAACTGCTTATCGTGCTTTATCTCTACACTGTCCGAACCCATAAAATTTTGCGGATTAAAGTACGTGATCAATAATGCTGTAATATCGTCAATCTCCTTTTCTTCTTTTTCACTTGCTTCTCCGTTTATTATGGTTTGTAATATTATTACCGTTCTCCGCTTTAATCGGTCGTAATACTCTTTTAAAGTTGTATCTTCAAAGAGCTTTGGGAAATATAATCGTAGTTCCTCATCTATTTTTTTTTTGACCGCTTCTAATTGGGCGGTCATTTCTTTATTCGAGACATCGGATAACTCTTGTATTATTTTTTGCAATCCCTCATCTGATAAGTCATTACAAACTTTCCCGTCTATACTTTTAACCAATGTAGCAAAGGCTAAACAGCGAGGCGAAATATGCGATTGCATAAAATATAAATTTTGCCTCATGTTTTCTAACTCTGTAACTGCCATTTCTGGTGTTTTCCTGTTTAGAAAACCTATTATTTTTTCGATATGTTTGTCAAAATCCGACAAATCCGACCCAATACCCGCATCTATCAATAGCATTTTATTATACTTGTGAAAGCGCAATATTGGTAAATCCTCTATTGCATCGTATATCTCTACTTTCTTCCCGGCTAATTTTATTGTTCTCATAGCATTTTACGTGTTAAGGCTGTTGCACAAAATGGGACAATCAAATATATAGGACACATGAAAATAATAGCCACGATAATAGCTAATATTACATTTGTCCACCATGATAAGCAAAAATCACAATTAAACATTTTAGAAAAAAAGTCGTTACCATGCACTTGTATATACTCGATTATACCAACTTTACGAAATAAAGATAGCAAAAAAGCCGCCGTAAGAGCGTTTAATATCGTGATATTTAATATTAACAATAGAATAATCATAGGACTTATATTTTAAACTGTACATGTTTCTGTTATCTCTAAAATACCCTCAAAGCGGAAACCGCCATAAGGGTGCATAAGAAATTGATTGTCGATTTCATCTAATGAAAATTCCTTATATATATTCTCGGCTAACTCATAAATACGATTAAGAGTTATCCGCCCACTTTTTAGCCAAAATCCACCATTTAATATATCTAAAATCTGTTTTTTCAAAGCCTCTTTATTTCTCTCATTTGGGCTGTTATATATAGTTCTATAATCAAACCAAAATATTAACGCAAACGACGTTTTTATCCCTATGGACACTTTGGGTGTCCAATCTATTGTTTGCGGATCTTCTATCCAAAAGAAAGAAAAGTTTCCTATGTTCGCATCGGGGCTAACTTCTACATACTCATTTCCGCCCGCATATACATTTGGCGTGTATATTTTTTTATTGTTGGCGTTATATTTCACTAAACGCTCGGCACGTCCAAACGCTTTATTTAACCACCCTATATTATCGATTAACCCGCTTTGTATATTACCAATAATCCGGTCTAACAATTCGGGATTTTGAACAATCGGAGCATTTGTATTATTTCCCATATACACTATTTTTTACCGCTTTACTTAAATCCGGATAGATATACTGCCAAATCAATACCGAAATATTTTCATCTGTCAATCCTAATATTTGACGACCATATCTATGTATTAATTCTTCCGTTTTCCAATCGGACGCTTTTATTTCAAATTGGGTATTACCGACCTCTAAAAAAAACGAAGATTCAAAATCGCCCTCATCTCTTAAAGTAACCCTATTTGTCGGTTGACCTTTTGATTGCTTTATTTCAATCGTTAAAGGAGAATAAGGCGCATAGTCTGCAATATCGACACCCAAATTATTAATACCTTGCTCGTATAATTGGACTTCTGCGTTCATATCTACAATATAACTTTCATTGTCCAAAATAATTTGCTGTATTAATTTCCCGGTCGTCAATAAATTATTAAAATCTATCACTCGCTTTCTTAAATCGGTTATAAGTTTCATACAGTTCTATACTTCACGCCTTTATTGTTACAACTTAAACAAATCCGGTCTAACCCTTGTGTGTCCAATTTTAAAGCCTCATACGCTTTCTTCAAATCATACCCCAATCCGTTAGGCCTTACACCTGATGTATTACCGTCCAATTCGTACAAAATATCCATACGTGTAGCATTAGACTGATTTCTATTTACCCTTACATCGGGATTCATTGCCAAAGTGCGCAAAGCTATCGCCGCAACTTGCCTCTGTATTACTGTTTGGAATATTTGCCTTTGTGATATTATAAAATCCGTCAAATCACACCCGATTGTTATTTCACAATTAAGCCCGTAATTTTGGGTATTGGTGTATGTGGTTAAAGCAATATCCCATAATTCCGGATATTCTGCAAATGTTTCGGGCGCATTATACATAAACGGCGTTACTTGTAAATATTTCGTCATTTCTCGCCAAACTTCGATAGAACCTATATTACAAGTGCCGCACGGTTCTCTACTCCAATCCTTAGAGACATTTATTGCCTCCATTCCGGCCGGTAATTCATCTTGATTATAACAAATAAACCATGATCCACCGGCGTTATTCATATCGCTAATATAGGGCAAATAACAATCGGCAAGCGTAAACCATTGAAAACCGCCATTTGTTACCGTAAAATCCAAGTCAAACGTTTTTATTGGGTCTATTTGTGAAGAATGGAACAAATATATACGGACTTTTCCCGTTGCTCCGGTCATTTGTAGGCCTATTCGCTCAATTTTGGCCGTAACGCCCAAAGCCCTAACCGGGACAATTTCAAAGCCCACTAATTTGTGCGAGTTCTGCAAAGTAGCTCGAATACATCCTGCACCGTCAAAAAACGTTTTACGTTCTAATAAATTACGTGTTTCCTTGTCGAGCTGTTTTATTTGCGTAAATGTTTGTACAACAGTGGTTATTCCGTTGCGCGTTAACCGCTCTAAATAGTCCGACAATATATTATATTTTTTCCAAAATGGAGAATCTTCGGTAGGTATCTCATTCGTATTGTCCGATACAGCTTTCCAATATAATTTTTTCCCCTCTATATCGTTGGCGTAATGAACTACTATACCCGCCTTATACGCTTCTGTATTATTCCAATCCGGGTATTTATATCCCCAATCGTCCGGCATTATAGATCGTATATTATCTAACGTCAAAAGCGGGTGCGCCCCTTGAAAGGTTAGCCCGCTTTCTGTTTGTGTCAAACTTTCGTCTATTGCATTTGCCGGGTTGTACGATTGTTCCCAGCCGCAAACATGCAATAACGCATCTTGTATTTCCTTAACTCTATACATATAGCAAAAAAATAAGGGAGTGAGGGATATTCCCCACTCCCTCGGTTAATACTCAAAAGAATACTTTAAGCTCCTGCCCCTCCGGAGGGAAATTCGGTCGCGTTCGTAACATAAACCGGCATTCCGAGCGGTTGATTTGCTGCACGGGCAGCGATTTCGGCTTTGATAACGGGGTTGGCCACCGTTAAGGGGTCGCTATTATAAGCCACCAAGAAAGCGACATCTACACTGAAACCGAAATATTCCTTAACGGCGCAAGTTAGATCGGCCGTTGCCTCTCCGGCAATTTGCGACTGGTCGCCTACGGCTGTATAATAGTGAGATCCTACGGGCAAGTCAATATAAGGCAAACGCACTACGTCCCATTCATGGAAATTTGCACGGGTACGGCGCAAAGCCTCTCTATCCACACGGGTGAGTACTCCTACATTTCCGTCGGCAACAGCAAAGAATGTACCGTTTTTACCTTCTTCGTTCACGACATTATTAGTATAATGCAATACTTTGTTATCGTATTCCATTCTCTTGTTAACATCGTTATATACCCCATGTTGTGCGAGCTTTCTAATAAGGCTATCTACACCGGCATTTCCTATAATATGGATATATTCGGGGTAACAGTTGGCGCGCATTATAGGATTAATATCTCCTAAAATTTCCGTAGCCATTTGGGTAGGTACTTCCACAACATTACCCTCAACCGTATAGTTTAGCTTGTCCTTAAATAATTGCGTTTTACCGGCTTCCAACGTGGTAACCGCGCCCTTGTCCAAAGCGTCAGCTAACGCGCGAGTAGTTTTCTCCATTTTACGGAAAAAGTCATGTTCATAGGATATTTCGTTGTTCATATAAGAGGCGGGAACCATTGTAAAGCCTATCGCATAGGTAGTCCACACAACCGTATAAAGTGCCGATGTATTTTCGTCATCTGCAATTACACAAGTACGAACGTTAGAAACTTGTACATTTCCGTCGTAAGTAATTACGGGGATTTGTACGGTATTACCAATCGATGCAAAAGCGCGTTCGCGCAATTTGGGCGATAAAATAGAGCTTGCAGCATTAGTTTGCTCAATAAAAAAATCTAATGCTCCATACTCGCATGGGCGGGTCATGTTACGGTCAAATTCCGGGTTTTCAATCCGCCAATTTTGAAGTCTTGTTGCTACTAAACTCATAATTGTATTTTTTAATTGTTATTTAATGCGGGTTTACCCTTTACCCGGTTAATTTATTTCTCCGGCAAAGAAGATATGTTATTATCTTTCCATGCTTGTGTCATTGCGGCACTAAATTGCTCTGATCCTACGGTTAAACCTTGCGCCATAAGATTAGATGCGATTGCGTCGTATGCTTCGGTTCTTGTTTTTACCCCCGAAACGTCAATCAAGCCACCGGTATTACCGTTATTAGCATTTGGAGGCGTTGTGCCGCTACCGCGTTGTGATTGTCCCTTATCCAAGGCACCCATAATTTCCAATTCTTTTGTCAACAATTCCGCCGGACTAAATGGGTTTAACTGGTTATTAGGATTTCGCAATATCGCGCCGTCATCGCCCTTAAATGCCAAAATTTTACCGCCGTTACCGTCATCAATCATTTCGGGATTCATACCTTTTATTTTTTCCGTTGCTTGCTGCAAAATAACGCGCGTAACATTATCGGGCAAACCGGCTTTAAACTTCATGTTCGCCGATGCTATTTGCAAAGCATTATCTACCCGTACGCCCAAAAGCTCTTTTTCGTGATTGGTTAACGCCTCTTGATACCTGTTATTAAGATCGTTATATTGCGCGGTAATACTGGTCAAATCGGCTTTTGTTTGCTTTAATACTTTTGCGGCCTCTGCATCGTTTGCGCCGTCGGCAAGAGCTTTTTCTAAACGTGTTTTTTCTTTCGACAGATTGTCTATTTGAGACTGCAAACCGATTATGCTTTCCGCTTTCGTTTTTATTTCTGAAAGTACGCGCTTTACATATTCATAGGTTTTTTCCGTCCCATTTTTAGCAATCCCGGAAACGTTTAAAACATCTGTATCTAATGCACCGTATATTTCACCCGTTTTTTTTGCTATAACGCTGTTTTCGTCGTTTTGCGACAACGTTGTAATGGCTGTTATTTGTTCATCTGTCAACCCCGCCAAAGCCGCATTTGCAATAAGAATTTCTCTTGTTAACATAAATCTTACCCTTTAATTTAATTCTATGCTTTCCGCCATACCGGTATTAACGTCCATTACCGCAATGGTATATTTGGTGGCATTAGCCGTCGTTGTATCAACTTCATAACCCAAAACTTTGCCATAATTGGTTTTATTTGCTGCCTCAACAGATATAACAATAACATCGGTAATTGTGCCGGTCTGAATGCACGATATAAGTTTCTGTTTCGTGTCAGCGTCCATATTTGCAAGTGTGCCACTTATTTGGATATACAAATTGTCTTGTTGTGCTATTTGTGCCATAATTTTAATTTTTATAGGTTTTATTCTGTTATGTCTTGATTCTCTGTTTCTGATGTTGTTTCGGTTGAGGCTTTTTTACGGCCTCTTTTTGTTTCTGATGTTGTTTCGGTTGAGGCGGGTATTATGCCGGCCATTTTTAATTCTTCTATAATTTCCTGCTTTATTTGCTCCCTTTCGGCGGTTTTGGCCTCTATGGCTTTTTCTTCTGCCATTTTTGCCGCCTTTTCTTTGGCCTCTTTAATCCATTCATTAGGATCGTGCATTATATCCACCGTATAACCATGCTTGCGCAAATTATGCAATCCGAATGTTTCAAATATTTTTTTTCCAAAAACTTGCATTCGAGGTTTTGACAATCTTTCCCCAGTCTCCGGATCAAATTTTTTTATTTCAATACGACAGTGGTATAGATGTTCTTCTCCTTTCGGAACAATAAAGTTTTCCGGGGTAACATTTAAAATGCTAACATCTTTAAATTTCCCCTCAATTTCTGTTTTCACTTGCATAGTCAAAAAATTTATTGGTTATTATTTCTACTTTTTTAGTGAGTGGTATTTGTGATCCAAACTCCAAAATATTTGTGTTTTCCCGCTCAAATCTACGAACAAAATTTGCAAAATTCAACTTTATAAACAATTCTTCTCTTGTTATTAGCTGTTTATCATACAAATTCATAACCTCATTACGGTTTAAATGTCTATACGGCTCTAATTCTGCCAATATAAGCATTCTTTGTAATTGAGTAGGGTTGTTTCTGTATTCGGTTTCGAGTATTTGATTTTGCAAAGCATCTAATTCGGCTTCACTCGCGCCGCTTTCTTTCGCAACTTTATACCTATTTCTCAATGTATTTATATCATACAAATAAAATTCAGTACCCAAATTTACTTTTGCAGACACAAACATATTGCCATATCTCAACCGGCAAACAGTTTCATCTACAAATTGTTGTGCTTCCTCAAAACCTTTTTTTACTCGATTTAATATTGTGCTTTGGCTTTCAAAATTAGCCCTTATTTGTTGCTCGTTTAATGCGTTCCTCGTGGTTATTTCCTCATTTGTACCAACAATCGCGGTAATTATATCCGTTCGTAGGCGTTCTTCTTCACTAACATTGTAGTCAAGGCTACTTTTATCGACCGTTAATATTTGAACGGGGTTTCTTAAATCGGGTTGTTTATCGCCGTCGGGTATAGGTATTTCAACAAATGATCCAACGCCGGCAATACGTTTATCTCCACATTTGGGGCAACGCATTAAAATGCCCGAAGCATCGAATTTATAAAAGCCTTGTTTGTCTTTTAAAAATCCACCGTCGCAATAATCACCATTTTCCCCGTTACTAAAATCGCAACTTTGTTCATATCCGGAATATATAGGATAAGCTCCGTACAAGTCCAAATGTCTTTTGGATATATGGTAAAATAAATACCAATCCAAACATTCTAACTCTTTTGTCAGTGGCGATGCTTTTATATCGGGTTCTTTTAAATTTATTGGCTCGTTCCAAAAGAATCGTGCCGGGCAATAGCCCAAGTTATGCGGATTATCAATCAACAACTCGCCGATATTTCCCTTTTCTTCTCTGAAAATTCTATATCGCTCATCATCTATAACCGCAATACGTTTATCATCTTGACGAAAGATAATATACTCCATAACGCCCGTCATACTATCTGCCTCAAAAGTTATAACACTCTCTATTGGCAACCAATAGAAATATGGCATAGGGTATTTATCTTTTTGTTCCGTTGGTAGATCTACAATTAAAACGCTGTTTATTTCCGTTTTAAAAAAATCCCACCCTTTTGTGCTCCATATTGTCGGCTCTTTTAATACGTTTAGCCGGTAATACTCCCAATCGTCCCGTTGCTCCGTATTTTGAAATTGATAATTAAAAGCGGGGTTTCTTCCGTCAAATATACGGCTTAACTTATCAAAACAAATGCCCGTTACCTCGTTTGTTTTAACGGGGTAACGGAACAATGTTTTAAAGATCTTAAATTTGTCGTGTGGGATAAGATTAGAAACAAATGCTAAAAAATCCGTTGTTGGCTGATAGATATAGGGCGTTAATATCGTTTGCGCATGAAACTTTATGCGGTTTTGGTGCAAAATAGCCCTATTTATCACAGTCCGTTTCTTCGGTTCTGCTATTTGGTTTCTTATATTTCTTATATCTAAGCCCATTTTCCTTATCAAATTCAAAACTTGTTTTCTCGGGTAACTGCCAGCCGCCATTATTGGGCAATCTCAACAATCTTTCGGCATGGCTTATCTCAAAATCTTGTGTTATATTATGCGCCGGGCAACATAATGTAACCATTGTAATTTTACTCATAATATTAAGCCGTTCGCAAATCGGTAAGCGGATTAAATTCGGGCGAAATAATAACTAAGTCGTCCGACCAATTCGGCAAAAACGACCATTGTATAGCGTTGCTGTCCGGAGCTTCCAAACCGCCCAACGTTTTATCACCAACAAAGAAAGACCGAATAGGAATAGGATAATATTTTGTATCGGTACTTTCGTCTTTAATTGCCCCGATAGCTCCGTTTTCATCAAAAAGATATATACCCAAGTTATTACCCCAACTTTCGCACTGCAATTGTTTCAACAACTTAATTACTGATTGGGGGGCTTTTCGTATCACTCCGGTAAAAGTCGTTGCTTCTCGACCTATAATTTCTTCAACGCCGCCCAATGTTTCATTTCCACCGCCAAACGTTCGTGCCGCTCCCGCTTCTGCTGTCGGGGCTTGAATGTAGGGAGAAAGAACTATTTTTGCGCTATCGCTTGACGTTAAAAACGTAGTCCATGAAGCCAACGCTTTTATATCCTTTTTCGGTTCTGATGCACTGTCGAAAAAGTTTTTGGTATTATCGTCTTTGTATAGACGCTGAAACGCTACTTTTTGAATTTGCCCAAATGATTCGGGGCAGGAAATTGCCGGAATAACTGGTAATGTGGATTCCGCAGGACATTTACAAATCATAATCTCAAAATTTTAATGGTTATAAATACTGTTATTTATAGGGCTACCCTTATCCCCTCATCTGCAAAGATATAAAATAAATAGAAAAACATTTTGTAATTCCAATTATTTTATTAATTACGACGCTTTACCCCTCTTGTTGCTTGACTATACGGATATATATTACCGTCTGATAGCTCTTTTTCATAAACACCCGTTAAAGCGTCTTCCGGGTCATCATGTGTATTTGCCGAAAAATCACGCAAAAATGTGGTTATATGATTATATATATCTTTATACCTATTCTCCCAATTAAACGGCATTATTATTTGAGAATTAACCATTGCCGAAGATGTTATTATACGGCTCTCTTTATTCCCTTTTTGATAAAAGGGTACAGTTATCGCACGCACTTTTTTAGTTATAACCTTTTCAAAGCTCGAACCGCCGTTATTACTCTCTATCCATGCTTTTTGTGTGCCATTTCTATTTATCATTGCCGGTATAGTTACGGTTGTAACATCTAAATTTTCTTGTGTCATCTCCATATCCGTAACTAACGCATATAATATCGGCTCAAATCGTTTCGTCTTTTCATTAAAGACTTCGTTATTGCTTTTATATACATCATAACATACCGAAAAAGTATAATCGTCGCCCTCATCGGCTACGTCTGTATAATTTCCGGAACGCACATATTGCCCCCAATTATCTTTTTCTATCCATGTTTTAAAAGCGTGTTGATATAAACGCCCCTCGGCATTACCCGGGTTTCCTTGATACAGACATTGAAATTGTACCGGGTCTAATGCTTTTTGCCCCTCTAATTTCTCGCGGCTATGTCTGTTTTCCCATAATGCTACACCACATTCTCGCGGGTCTATTTCTGTCGGGTCGCCACTTTTTAACCCCTCAAAATTTATTCTAACCCATGCCCCAACGGGAATATCTGTTATATCGTTCCATGTTTTTATATCAATGACTTTTTCTCCGCTTTTTTCTATTCTCCCGATCAAGTCATCTTCATGCCAGCGGGTGAACACTATTAATTCTTGCGAATTATTATGCAATCGAGTTCTTACTACTGTTGTGTACCATTTCCAAGCCGCATTACGAACAACTGGGCTATTTCCCTCTGCATAATCCTTATAAACATCGTCCAATATAGATACATCTACTGTTTTCGATGTTAAAGAACCTCCACGCCCAACAACACGCAAACTACCTTTTTTCCCTACTATTTCTATAACGTCAGAATTTCGCAAATAGGTATTTGCCATTGTTATCACGTTTGAACCATTTAAATACGTATTTGGAAAGATTTTATGATAACGCGGTGTATCTATTATTCTTTGGACATCTCTATTAAAATCCCGGGCAATAGTAGCGGCGTACGATCCGATACAAATTTTTAAATCGGGATTTAACCCCAGCATGAAAGCCGGCAATTTACGGCTTGACCCTTCCGATTTACCATGTTGCGGCGGCATTTGTACAATCATCTTTTTTATTTCCCCGTGTGCGAATTTATCCAACAAAGTATAATAAACAACGTGAAACGGCATTAACGATAAATCATCTTGCATATACCTTGCAAAATTTATTAATCTCTTTCTCGCTGCTTCTTCTACCAATATATTAGGATTATTTTTAAGTGCCGCATATATTTTCAATAGCTCTTTATCTTCCATATCTAATATTTCTTAGGGATTATTATTAATTCGCCGGGCTTCTTTGGAATCCAAAATTGACACGCAAATTTACTTCTCACATTATCGTAGATAGCATATTTACAACGGCAACAAATAGGTTTTTTTCAAAATCTAAATTTTGAAAATCATAAAACCAAATACCATGTCCACAATCGCCACAATAATGTTGTATTTCGTTTGTCTTATACGTTTTCTTCTTTGCCATTTGGTAAACATACACTACACGTGTCTTTACTACTCACGTTTTAAATTATCCTGCAATTTATCTACAACCGAAAATAATAAATCGTCCGGAATAGATTTTATATCATATTGCGGGAAATCCTCATTTCTATTGCCATTGGGGACATCGATCTTTATCGGCGCATCGAAGCCTAACATTTTTGCGCGTCGTTGCTGAACATTTAAAAGCAAGTCTAAAAATTTAGGATTGCCCGGTGTCGTCTCTGTCGCCTCCTCGACATTCGTACAATACACTTTATCATTTCGCCCGCTTACTTTGCGCGTTTTACTTTTACTCTTTTCCTTTTTTGACTTCTCCCAAGCGCACCATAATTCAACTTCTATTTTATCGAGCTTGCGTAATTCTTGCGTTATATAATCATCTATATTGTCCATTCGCTCACGTTTCCAGTCTATAAGCAAATTTTTAATATCGATAAATACCGCTTGTGCGGTTATGGTATAATTAGAGCCGTTCTCCGCATTTACCTTGTTCAATTCTTCTGCAATTTCCCTATATGTATAACCACGCAAAAAAAGATTAGAACAAAACAACACATCTCTATCGTATTGTGCGCGTGTCCGTTTATGCAACTTTGGTTGGCGGCCTCTTTTTCTTTTATGTTCATCTTCCATATTAAAGCCTTTTATATGTTACTGAATATATAACAAATATAGTGCCTTAATCGCACATTAAGACACTATATAATAAACATTGACCGATTATATTTCTATGCCCGTAATATCTTCAAATATATCCGCATCGAAGTTAGGCAACGTTTTAAACGATTCCTTTTGATCATCTGTAAGCACCGACCAAAGATTAGCCCACGCTTCTTTATAAGTATAAACACGCAAATAGCCGTAATTAACATAAGCATCTGGATTATTTTCTTTTTCTTCGTCGGACATATCGTCCCAATCGATCCAGTCAGTTAAAACAAATGAATCCTGAACAATACAATATACCTTATGTCTGTACCAATCTTCCCAAGTAAAAGAAGATTCTTTATTAAAGAAAAATATTTTATCGTTTCTTTTTCTATTGCAAAAAACGCCGCTGTTTCGGTAGCCGCTGTTTAGGTCGCCGCTGTTTCGGTCGCCGCTGTTTCGGTCGCCGCTGTTTCGGTAGCCGCTGTTTCGGTCGCCGCTGTTTTGGTAGCCGCTGTTTCGGTAGCCGCTGTTTTGGTCGCCGCTGTTTCGGTAGCCGCTGTTTCGGTCGCCGCT